GAGTTGGTTCGCTCAATGAATTGTTATTACAGTAACTTTATTGAAGGTCACGATACGCACCCAAGAGACATTGAAAGGGCACTGCATGAAGATTTCGATAGTTCAGAGGACAAGCGAGATCTCCAAAAGGAAGCCAAGGCTCATATAGAGGTTCAATGCTTGATAGACAGAGGTGTTGCACCTCAGCAGGCTTTTTCAAAGGGGTTTGCATTGTGGACTCACAAGGAATTCTGCAAGCGTTTACCTGAAAGCATGCTGTGGGCTAAGAATCCGGATACGGGTGAGGAGCTTCCAGTTGTTCCGGGAGTGCTTCGTGAGACAGGAGTTCAGGTTGGAAGGCACATTGCTCCGAGGCATGAAGATCTTGATAAATTTCTAGTTCGCTTTGAAGAGGCATACGCCCCGGCTTTGCATTCAAGGGTATGCCAGGTTATTTCTGTTGCAGCCGCTCACCATAGGTTTGCCTGGATACATCCGTTTATTGATGGCAATGGTCGTGTAGCACGGCTTATGTCTCATGCATCTTTAAAAGAGCTGGGTATCGGCAGCAGCCTTTGGTCTGTGTCACGCGGCCTTGCAAAAAGAGCTTCTGATTACAAAAGACTATTGCAGGCTGCAGATGAACAGCGCAATGGCGATCTTGATGGGCGCGGAGCGCTGTCGGAGAGAGCACTTACTGATTTTTGTGAATTCTTTCTGGATACGTGTATTGATCAGGTAGACTTTATGAGCAGCAGGTTGGAGTTAAAGAGTTTACAGTTGCGTATTGAACGCTATTGCGCTCATGAGGTGGATGCGAAACACCTGCTTCCCGGATCGTGGAACCTTCTTCGTGAAGCACTGTTATCCGGTGAATTTAGCCGGGGTAGTGCAGCTGGGTTGACAGGTAAGGGCTCAGTTCAGGCAAGGAAAGTGTTGGCAAGATTGATTGAGAAAGGTTTGCTGGTTTCAGACACCCCCAAGGGAGCTGTGCGGCTTGGCTTTCCACTGGATGTGTTGGATCAGTGGATGCCTGGTTTGTACCATTAAAGTGATTCCACACCCTTATTTACGCCATTTCTTAAAGAACAGCCTTGTAGAAAGAAAAATAGCCTAGATCAGTGTGACCTAAGCTATTGATTTATAAATGGTACCTGAGGCCGGAAACACACTGACGATGTAAGTCAGTGATAATAAAGGCTTTCACTTTCATGATTAACCATTACTACCACAACGGCTACCCTAGACGCGCTCCCGCATCCTTATTATGGAGTCGAACCCGCATGCAGTCTTCTGGTGAATCTATAAAGAACAGAATGCTTGCCTACGCTGATGCAGCTGACGAAGCAGAGCGCGACGCAGTAGAAGCAGCGCGTACATACGTCCAAGGTTGTAACGATAAGGGTGAGCCCGTACGCATCCGACCAGTGCAGCTTGATATCTGGCAAGGAACCAAACTCGCATTACCTGTGATTCTAGCCAGATGTGCTTTATTCGCCGCCAGTAAGAGAGGTAAGCGAGTTGCTGTAGATCGTAAGCAGTTAGCGAGTTGGAAGAACACCTCAATAGAATATACAGGATTCGGCCTCACTCAGAACGATCTCGACATACTCTTGGCTATCACGCGAACTGCCGAAGATGGTATCTGCCGTACGTCTGCAAATGGTCTATTACGAGCAGCAGGCAAAGCTATCGGTGGGGCAGGGGCAACGAGACTCAAAGGCCAACTTACTTATATGACGGCATGCGCTATTAAGATTCAGACACGAGAGAAGTCTTACACAGGCAACCTGCTTAATTGGGCCTATGACGAGAATACGGGTGAACTCATTATAGCTATCAATGGCAATCTGCGCGGCCTGTATGACTCAGTGAGCTATCTCGAATCAGAATGCCGTAAGAGCTTACGGAGTGATCTCAGCAAGTGGCTTCATGGCTACATATCATCGCATACCGCCACTATCGAACACCCACATAGGATCAAGGTAAAGACATTGCACGAGCTATCAGGTTCGAGCTATAGCGACATGCACGCCTTTATCTTCGCTCTGAAGAAGTCTCTCCAGGAGATAGGGCAATTCCTTATGGCTTGGGATATCTCGCATACAGGAGTGCTGACCGTAGCCAAGTGCCAGGCTGATTAGTTCTCCGAACACGACACTTGGTGCTAAACCACGCTCACGCCTTCTGACTTAGTACTAAACCACGCTACCCATCATATTATTAGTACTAAACCACGGCAGAGACGATTTGTAGCCATTGGCATGGTTTAGTACTAAGTGAGCGGGGTTTAGTACTACGAGATATAGGTTTAGTACTAATTAGGTCGTGGTTTAGTACTAATTATCCGATAGCGTCAAAGCGTTGGTACGTATAGCAATTACAGCCTTTTTCGGCAGCTATAATCTATTATAATCTATTAAAATATAGAAAATAGGCAAAAAGAAACCCTCCGAAGCATAAGCTAGGAGGGTTATTCTATCAGTAGTCATACTTGTTAAGGCTTGTCGTATCAGTCGTAGATCAGTTTGAATAAGCGCGATGGGTGATTATCTTCTTAGTGTAGTAAAACAGCTCTAAGGCTGTGAGCGCGCCTACCCGATAAACCATGCGAGTTGATGTTAGTGAAGCGTTAGATTGCTATACCTATACTACGGTCAATCATCATTCTACGCGAGGATAGTTGCCGTTGATTATACTTGGATCATACATCGTATCCAAGTGGGCTGAAGAAACAATATGAGTTGTCTCTATGAGCGAGTTACGGCTAAACTTCGACAATATGACTTATAAGAAAAATGACATAGAATATAGAAAAAGGACGGTTATATGAGCGAAGAAATAGAATCAAGTAATGACGATAGGCGCGTATCTATATTCTATAGGAGTTATGGAATCGGTCTGGAAACAACAGGAGCTCCGCTTTATCACCGTAAAGGCGCTTATACGGTACAGTCGGACGGTGTTATTGATAAGAAAGTACTCAGAACTGTCTTGGCGGACAGCAGGCTTACTAAGATTACTCACGCTAAACGTAGTTATATGGAGGACGGCAGGCTACACGTAGAAACCGATGCTGGTGAATGGGTAGTCGCACCTCAGTCAACTCTGACTTCGCAGTGCATTACCATCACTAGTGGCGATGGTAGCAAGCGCGGTCTGATGCTCACCAGCTTTGGTAAATCTGAGGTGACTGTACAGGAGCAAGGGAGTCATGACGGGTACGATGAGGAACTTTTAATCATCTAGCTAACACGTTGGGTTAATCAGCGGCCTGTTCCTTTATTGGGCAGGCCGTTTCCTTTTACCTCCGTAACTCATAAAATGTAGATACATCAAAGGTTTCTCTGGCCTTCAACCGTATGCCCCGTCTAAAGTCCGTTGTATAGATGATATCTAGATATCACAAAACGGAAACGGAGAGACACAAATGACTACAGCCACTACTAAAACCACACTGCCTACTACTTGGGATCAGTTGAAAGTACTTAACCAGGCCGAGCTGGATACGATCATCAAGCAAGAGGATTTAGATATCGTAGCAAAGAACATTACCGAGACACGCGAGCAGGTCGCTGAAGACCTCAACATTGCCATCCCCGCTAAGACAGAAGAGAAAACCAAGCCTGCCGCTAAAGCAACAAAGCCTGCCGAAAAGAAAACACCAACCAAAGCAACCAAACCTGCCGCTGATAAGAAAGTATCGACTAAAGATACAACCACACGCGTTGCTTGCCGTATCGAGAATGCTACTCATAAGAAGCTTCAGGCAGAGATGAAGAAAACAGGTACATCACGCGCTGCTGTTATGAAGAAGATCATCGAAGCTCATTACGCATAAGTACAGCTCAGAGTGAGATACTACGAGCCTGCTTACTAAAGCCCTGCCTTATCGGTGGGGCTTTCTGTTGGCCCTCTGTGAAGCCTTGGACAGCAACCGGATAGCCCGTCTAATCTTCCCGCTATAGATGATATAAAGATATCAAAAGAGCACGGAGAGATTATTATGCCAAACGCAGCCTTAGACAAGATTCAGGATCGCATCAGGAAGCTACTCGCCCTCGGAGAGTCTGCTAACGAACACGAAGCAAAGCTGGCAATGAAGAATGCTCAGAAGCTGATGAACAAGTACAACATCGACCAAGCTGACGTACTGATCAACATTAGTTCATCCGATATCACACATGAAGACTTTCTAGAGACAGCTGCACCACATAGCAGCGTAGCGTCTCTGGGTGGTCACGTATGCCGTCTATTCGATTGTCAGGTGATCATCATGAAGAAAGTAGCGAGCCGTAGACATACGATGTTCCGCTTCGTAGGCACGACAGAGAACATCGCATCTGCGCGCTACATGCTTACTCACCTAATGACCTGCTGGAAGTCTATGCACATCGCCGACTTTAAAGCACATCAGGCCGACACCCATCCTGCACTTCAGGCGAAGAAAGTGAGTTTCCGCAATGCTCATAGAGCTGGCTTCTCTGAGTCTATCGGCAAGCGTGTAGATAGCCTTCTGAAAGCTCGTACGACAGAGCTGAACAAAGCCTCCGGTAACGCAGCTCTGGTACCTGTCAAAATGTCCGAAGCGGTTAAGGCTTACTCAGACGAGAAGTTCGATCTGAAGAAGGGCCGCGCAGGTCGCACTAGCTCGAACGCAGGACGCTCGGCAGGACGCGCAGCGGGCAACTCGGTTCCAATGGGAGGCGCGATTGCAGGTAAAGGCGCAGCAGGCGCACTTAACTGAACTAGGCTCAAGGCAATAAAAAGGGCGTGACCGATAAAGATCACGCCCTCTTGCTTACGGTTTATCTAAGAACAGCGTGATAACACTTACCGCAATCCCTATTACTACCAGCAACTTATCTCTACTAACCGTTGCGGTTAAAACAAGTTTAAAGCTCATAATCATCCATGCTACGCCGATATTATCTTGCACGAGTTAACCAAACATCTAGTCTGGTCGTTAGCTACAACGCTCGGCAAACCTGATCAGCTATTTTCAGGCATGTCAGTGATTCGACACAGGGTGCCCTGTTACCGCAGGGCTACCCATCACTCAGAACCTTCAGAATCCATCCATCCGGCTCTCTTCTCTATCGAGTGTAGGCGCAAGCCCTAGGTGACAAGAAATCTCATGTCACTTCACTCATTTGCCCGCGAGTGTAACACGACCACCATGGTGTTAAGCAAGTCTGTAGCCTGTTTGCTCAGCAGCGAACGTATGATTTACCCATCTGGCCGACAATCACGAAAGGTACATCCTCCCAGCCCAGGCAATTAACATCAAATACATCAGGCTTATCTAGAAGGTCAGTGGGCGAACCCTAGCCAGCTCTAGGTTCAAGCCGCTATGGGCGATTTATGGATTAGAGGAATTTTCTGATTATCGTAGGAATGAAATTTCCTATCTAAGCAGCCGTAGCAGGATATCTAGGCGAGTACTCGTATGTATTACGGAAACACGCTTAGAAGCTGATATAGGCAGGCTACTCAGTACGAAGCTATCGACGAGATACAACGATAAGTTAGATCGACATAGAAGACTCTGATTTGGTATGAGGTTCCCTGTACATGCGGCCTATTTTGCCCGATAATAACGGAAACCAAAAAACTTTTATCTCGTAAATATCTAATTTAAAAGATTATGTTCAAAACAGACGGCCTTATCCTTAGTGTAATATATATAGAAGGTGGGAGAAAGATCGGAGGAGTTAAACACATACAATTCGAGTTACAGGCGCGTAGGTAGGCTATTTTACCCCATAATAATGGAAACCAAAAAACTTTTATCTCGTAAATATCTAATTTAAAAGATTATGTTCAAAACAGACGGCCTTAATTTTGGATATAAGATATAAGATATACAACGAGGGGAGAAATGCCTAAGCACTAGATAGAGAAGCACCTACAATTCGAGCACCGCACCTATAGATATGAGGCTATTTTACCCGATACCAAGGGAAACCAAAATAATTATATCTCGTAAATATCTAATTTTAAAGATTATGTTCAAAACATCGTCCTTAATCTTGAACGTGATAATATAAGAGGTGTAGGTAGGACGGTTAAAGAACGGGGCGGGAATGCCCAAAGCAGCAACCACAATTTGAGTTACATATTATTATAAATATAGGAGGCCCTAGTTGGCAGAAAGTAATGTTACAGAACTACGGTCAGCGCCTGCCCCTATAAGCCTACACGGGGGAGCTAGCGACCTGACTGACCAGACCTTCGGTAGATTGGTAGCCTTATACCCTACGAGAGTTAAACGCGGCATCCACTGGTACTGCCAATGCGCCTGCGGGAAACACACAACTGTAGGAGGGGGCCATCTTCGAAAAGGCCGCACTAGGTCTTGCGGGTGTCTACAGAAAGAGCTTGTCAGCGAGCGCACTAAGCAAATGCACAAAGACCCTGACTTCAAGAAAGCTTTTATGGCGCGCAATAAGAAGCAGAGCACCGATCCTGTTTTCAAGGAAGCTCTTAGCCAGCAGATGAAGCGACAGCAGGCCGATCCTGAGATGCAGAAAAACAACTTCCTATCTTGCCACAAAGAACCTACCGCCTTCCTGTACATTAACAGGATCGACGCTAACTGGTATAAAGTTGGAGCAGGCCAAGAGAACAGAAGGTGTAAGGCTCTCGGAGATAATATCTTCAGCATAGAGTTGCCTACCCGTATAGCCGCCGAACTGGAATGCGATATCAAACGCAAATACTGCTCGTCGGATCACCCTTATAAAAACGAGTGTAGGTATGAAGTGTTTTCTACCACCCATATCGAAGATGTAATGAAGTTACTGACCTCGTATCAACTAAAAGAAGCAGCATAATAGGAGCATGTACCGTGCCTAGCAAAATTAAATGGAAAAAGGCAGTCACGCCTCTTACCGCAGATCAGGCTAAGAACTTCACCAAGGTCGCTATTAAAGCGCGGCTCGGTATCGAAGTATCAGGCTCACATAGAACAAAGGGAGATTTCCACTTCCGCGTATTCTCTCTTGATTCCGGCGATAGTATAAAATCGGCTGTATGGAATGTAGAGCATGCTGACGGACGTACTGAGAAAGTGAGTGGACAGAAACTCAGTTCCGATAAGTACGTTCCTACAAAACTCATTCCCGCCGACAAGCAGAGAAATAGATTACCTTATGGCAAGAAGCTCCCTAAAGCTGCTCCACCCGAGCGTTACAATACTGCGATGTCATTATCTACATTCGCTAGCCGTCTGGACCACGCTGCTAATAAGACTGTTATCTACGATGGTACAGCAGGTAGTATTAAGAAGAGGAACAACACCACTCTGATACTCTTCTCTGGTAAGGTGCCAGGCACTGCTAAAGTCACCGACACTAAGAAGCCTATGGCCTCATGGGTAACGCTCATGAATCAGCTTCCTGTTGGTTACTTAATGATAGCCGATAATTATACGAAGCTGAAGAAACATTCAGAAGTCTCGTGGACTATCAACAAGCCTACGAGTAACGAAAAGAAGGCATATAAAATCTTTACGGATGGCAACTACTTCCCGTTCGTCAGAAAAGGGTTCATTGAAGGCTATATGAAGGTAGGAAACTCTATTCCTAGTCAGAAGCGTATAGGTGCAGAGGCTTTCGTTATCACGAAGCCATTCGTAACGAAGTACAAGGCCCTACTAAACCCTACTAAGATCGACTTTATGAACCCCTCGGCTACAGGCAGTGTGTACTCTAAGAGTTATATGACGCTTATGAAGAAGTTCCTGACAGAGATCAAAGAGGCTACAGGAGATACGACTGCCATCACGGGCCTATCGACACTCGATGACCTCACAAAAGAGGTGATCCATGATGGAGTACCTATGTCATTCTTCGTCTCCTAACCAAACAGCAACTCACTACCAATTACATTGATAAGAAAGCACCTCTACTCCAGGGGTGCTTTTTTATTATCCAGAACCTAATTCGAAAGACTACTACAGGAGGATCTAAAGATGATCCCGATTATAAATCGTATCCACGAAATTCTGAATATCGACGATCCCGCCAAGTGTTGGAATGTTGATACAACGAGGCATTCGACAAATATGAATGGTATCCCTGCGGCTCGATGCCCCGACAGGAAACTTACCTACACTATCCGAAGGCTCATGTATGAGCGTTATCTCGGACGTAAACTAACAAACGGCGAGTCCGTTAAGCCCCGCAAAGAGCTATGCACATCAAAGCTCTGCTGTAACCCCGCACACTCACGTTTACTTATTAAAGGAGCTAAAGATGGACCAAGCACAAGCACAGACACCTGAATTCACAGACGCCGCTAGAGCACTAGGCGTTGAGCTTCGCGGTCTACGTGACGACTTCAACGCTCGCTCAGATCGTAACATGGCAGCTATGCGGAAGATTATGGAAGCGAAAGGTATTGAGTTCGACGAGAGCGGTTATCCCACAGGCGTAAAGTCAGCGTAACTGATTCTAAGCAGCAGTAGGATGAACTTTAAGTAAGTACTCGCCTCTAGTGCTTAAAACTCCATAGCGCCTGATAGAGACAGGCTACGCCTATTATATAGCAGAGGGAGATCGCTATGAGATTAACCAAGGCCCGCATAGCAGCTCAAGAAGCTGTATGCTGGATAGAGTACGACCGGATAGAAGCCGAATGCAATCTATGTTGGTGCTTGCTTCCATCTCCTTCAGAGATCGAAGTGGAGCAGACCAGAAAGGTTATGCAGAAAGTACGAAGGCGGCAGCAGGAAGCTTCAAGAAACAGAAAGGCTTCATTGCTCTCTTACAGAACGCAGTTGAGACAATCACTAAGTACGGCCTGTAACCCAACCACAAACTACCGATAGGAGGTCTGTTATTAAAAACTCAATGTCTAAAGAAGAGATCGACAAAGCACGAGCAGAAGCAGTAAAGAATGGCTGCCCTGAGTCCCAAGCAGAGATTATCGGAAAGAAGATTTCGAGCTTCACTGTCACTGGCTATTCACACAAGAAGGGCAAGCACTACTTCACCACACAATGCGATTGCGGCAAAGAGATAGCAAAACGATACGACCTAATCAAGAAAGCAGCGCGTAATACCTCTGGCTACTGCTCCTCTCTATGCGGCCTGCGTAGGGTGAACGGCGTTGGTATATACGACGGAGCCGACGGCGAAACTCGTACATTATGCTACAGACGCTGGAAGGGTATGCTCTCCAGATGCTACAGCACTAACGACCTGATCCGAAAGCCCGCCTATAAAGGCTGTTCCGTCATAGAAGAGTGGCACACATTCTCTAATTTCAAAGAGTGGTACGAGTCCGATCCTTACCACAACGCTAAAGACGACAACGGCAACCGCTTTGAACTCGACAAAGATATCCTGCTCCAGGGCAACAAAGTATACGGACCAGATGCCTGTATGTTCCTACCACAGAGAATCAACACACTGCTGACAGATAGCAAAGCTTCCAGAGGGAGTTATCCATTAGGTGTGTACCGTAGTAAAAGTAATCGCAAGAACCCATACAGAGCAGCATGTGACGCTGGTAGAGTTCGAGGCAAAGAACGTCTCGGGCGCTTTACTACAGTTTCCGAAGCTCAAGCCTCATACCAGGATTTCAAATCAAACCTGATAGTAGAGATCGCATCAGAGTACGAAGTAGAAAGACCTGACTTGTACCAAGCTCTACTCAAACATGCCGACAAGATTCGTACTACACCATTAGTTGATGACTCTGACTTTCAATAGAGCAGACCTGTAAGACGATAAGCATTCAACAACAGTACCTTGAATAGAAAGGACTTTGATTACAGATATCTACAACCTTCGTATAGCGCAGCACGGTAATACAGCTGCTTATGACTTTGACTTTTTAAGACGTAGCGAGTCCCGACTCCTCCCCGCAGGGAGGGAGGGCGCAGCGTAGCGTCGCTATCTTTACTCTTTATTCTTTAGTCTTTAGAGATTCTGTAAACCGTTTAATACCAACGGTCTATAGATTTAGAGGTACCCACTTTGTACTTTAGAGGTACCCACTTTGTACTTTAGAGGTACCCACTTTGTACTTTAGAGGTACCCACTTTGTATCAATTTAGATTTAGAGGTACCCACTTTGTATCAATTCCATCTAAACCGTTATATAGAACCAAATTAGAACACAAATTCCGGCCACTTGGCCGATACCAGCTACCGATCTCAGATAGTCAGGAGTAGCTACCTGATGAACGACAATCGCCATTATTGGGTGGTGGTTATCTTCTGAGATTCGGCTCCCTACCAATATAGGAGTACATCATTATGAACCAAGTAAAACCAACACAGAAGCAGAGCGCCAAGGCCTCTGAAAATAAGATCGCATTCAGCAGGGCGCTAATCTCAGCATCGTGCAGAATGACTGCGACCCAGCTTAAACTATTCATGCTGTCCCTTGCCGTTATCAATAGTAACGAGTCAATAGATGCCGCACACCGTACTATACAGTTCCAGAGTTCATCTTTTATAGATATCTTCGGAAACAATACTACATACGCCCGACTTAATGATGAGATGAGGGATATAGCTACTGCCGCCTTCGTAGTGTCCCGAGAGTTCGTGCAGGATGGTGTAGTAACTACCGACCACGTACCTGTGCCTATTTTCTCGAAAACGTCAGCCGCTGAAAACGGTGTAATTACGCTCACCTTCCGAGATGAGATTCTACACCACATCTTTTCTCTAGGTACAGATCAGCCTTACCTGCTTATGGCACTAGAAGGGATCGACCGGCTCAAGACCAAAGCAGCAATGCGCCTATATCTGGCGTTATTGGCGAGCTATAGAGAGAATGCCTTATCTAAGCGCAAGCCTCGCATCGATCTAAAGAGCCTGCGCGCTACTCTGGACCTAACAAAGAATGCGACATACAGAGCTGTGAAGAGAAAACTAGATAGAGCTATCGCTGAGATTAATCGAACAGAAGGCGCGGACATTACCATCAACGGCTGCATTCCAGTTTCCGGCGGCAAGCCTGTTTATAAGGGTTCCAGACCAGCAGACGGTATAGAGTTCGATGTGGACTACTCGGATCACCTTGGGAACTTCCCTGACAAGAGAATAGGCCGCGACGATAAAACAACCAAAGCTCTTGAGGATACTTTTCATGTTGCGCCTGAATCCAAGAAAAGGAAAAAGCTCGGTAAGTCCAAAGGCGAAAGAAAGTTCACCAAGACAGATACCCGCGCTGATATTCCTGTAGACGATCTTAGAGCAAAACTGACTAACGCCGGAGACTCGGCCATACACCTGTTTGATCTGCTAGTTAAATCCAAGACGCTATCAGTGTCAGAAGAGGAGCTATTCCGCTATGACGACATCGAACCGCATAGCGACGCTGTGGAACTCACCGGATGCCTACGTCAACACGGCGCGTCTTTTAACAGCAGCTTGGGTAGCGTCAAGATGACGTACAAGAACCTTTAACTCCAAATACTGACCAGCAGATAGTCAGGCTTGATCACCTGATGAACAGAGCACTACCTATTTCTGAGATAGGCGGTGTGCCTTCTGCTGGTCGGTCCCCCAATAACTCAGAATTTTATAGGAAAACATTATGACAGCTTCAAACGAAGACGAAACAACCAATGCTTATCAGAGCGCAAGGAGCAACAAAATGAGCATAGAAGTATACCGAGAACTATTGAAGGCAACAGGCACTAAGACATTCGGCAAAACAGACGAAGGCAAACGCCGAGGATTGATCCACGCGCTGGCTAACCTCGCAGAGGACAAGGTAGACGACTTATCCGAAGAAACCAAGAAGCGATGCGATGACGCACTAATACTTTCATCCTACAACTTCGTAGCTCCTGACTTCAGAGCGACAGATGCAGAATGGGATACGGCTCTTGCCGCTATTCCAGAAGGCACTCCGCTGATTACACAGGATGGAGTAGAGAAAGCCGTATCCCTTATGGTAGATGTAGTTATGGGATCATTGATGCTATGCCAGCCAGCCACCGACCTTATTGTAGAGGACTCACGAGTTCTGAGGGTCGTAGGGCATCAGACTGGCCCTTGCGCGGAACATCATTTATGCCAGGCCGCGTACGATAGGTATCAGGAAGCCACCGCTCCGTATAACACTGCCCTAGATGAAGACAGGGAGCCTACGGAGGCTGAAGAAACGTCCCGCTTGGTACCGACACTATACGCAGTAGAGGCGAGGCTACTTCTTGGCTACCCCGTTTTCAGACTCAATATGTGGCGTGGTGGTGATACCGACGACGGTAAAGTGCTCAAAGTATGGGAGCTTATGCCTTTTGATATCCATATAGCGGAAGAAGTAGCCGCCAATCTGACTGAATGGATCGAAGCCCAGACAGTCCAAGAAACCGAAGTCGAATAACCAGCCGAACAACAATCCCAATTAAGGAGTACAACCCATGACAAACCCATCACGCGCAGAATCAATTACAGATGCGCTCGAATCTAAAGAAACGCCAACCACTAAAGACGGTGAGTTGCTACTAACCGCTCTGAGCCAACTGACTCTAGCAACTCAGGCTGATATCGAAGCTATGTACGCTAAACACGGCGCATCCATTGACCCTGCTACCGCCTCAAGCGCGCAAGCAGTACAGAATGTATTCGGAGAGCTTCAGGCATCTATCGAAGCTCTGACATACTTCTTAGCGGTACCTGAAGCTATCAACACGGCGAACAAGTACGTGGACCTCAACAGGAAGTTTAAGGACGACCTATCCAAGATCGAAAACGTACTCGCAAAGGTCAACTCAACAGACGGCGGATCTACTATCCCCGAAGCTTGGTTCGAAGCCCAGCTGGTTGCACCCGTATCACTAGACCATTTGAGCAGTTATCGCCTCGCCTTACTGGCATCAGATTGGCGGGGACAGCGCAACGTCAATCACAAAGATATCTCGTTCACCGCCAAGCACGTAAAAGCATTGAAAGATATTCGCTCTAAATTCATCAAGACAGTAACGGCTGACAAAGCTCCATCAGCCAAGCCGAAGAAGGCTCCTGTAAAAGTTATCCCTCAACCGGATATGGACTGAAACAAGCAGCACACCAAAACCAAACCCGCGTAACTATATGCGGTCAGGGGAAGATAGGAGAGGCATAAGAAATCTCTCTGAACAGGCGCAACCTCGTCGCCTTTCTTCCCCTGTTCTAACGAGGACACTCAAACCGAGGTAACACCATGACAACACCAACCAATTTGAACGACTCAATGCTGAAGATGAACGAAGCTGTTCAGAGCCTGACCGCATCCACTCACAAATGGGAATTGCAGAAAGCCTACCAGCAGGGACGTATGGACGCAGACCTGGCATCTATAACCAGTCTATTGGATTCAATGACCGCACGCCTTAATACGTGGACTGAAGACCCCACACCAACCTAACGAACACATAGAGCGGCGGTCCCTAACCAAGGCCGCCTAACTCTCGCTGACGATCACCATGATGTGACAAACCCAGCACCCAATAAATACAAACGGAGAACGCAAGAAGACCTGCACGCCAGGCACGCTTAATTAGCAAGATGGAAACGAACCAAGAACAGTGGTTACCAGTAGTAGGTTATGAAGGCTTATACGAGGTATCCGACAACGGAAACGTAAGGTCATTAGATCGTACAGTCACAGTTACGCGTCACAACGGTACTTACATTAAACCAGTGCCAGGCATACTAATCTCCCAACGAGCACAGAACGGTTATAAAGTAGTACGACTGAGCAAGTGCGGCGCGCCCGATACCAAATACGTTCACAGGTTGGTAGCGGAAGCCTTCGTACCTAACCCAAATAACCTAGAGACAGTTGACCATATTGTAGAAGGTAACAAGCACGACAACCGAGCTAGCAACTTGAGCTGGTTAGGCCGCGGCGATAACGCCAGAAAAGGCAATTATGAAAAGCCCACCACACTAAGAAACAGAACTACAGAAGAGGTACGATCATTTCCCTCTCTATCAGAAGCGGCACGCCAGCTTAAACTTAACATAGGGCATCTAGGCCAAGTCTCACTAGGCAAAAGAAAGTCCGTGTCCGACTGGATATGCGCGTAATTTCTAGAACAGCGCGATAACAAAACCAATACACAGGAGGCATACAATGCCATCAACACGCAATGCACTAGAAGCCGCTCCAGGCTGGAACGTATCCAAAGAGATAAAGCTGGACGATCTACCAACGTCAGTACGCAGAGAATTAGCCACACCAGTTAAGTGTAGGAGCCGAGACGTTATCCCGTACTCAGTATTCAAAGCGAAACAGAGTACTAGAGGCTCTGCGTAGAACAGTCATAGAGCCGCCGATACCAACAAAAGAGGTAATCCCTCGCATTAAATAATCCAAACAGAGTAGCGGCGGCATACGTCAGTTCTACCAGATAAATACAGGAGCACATAAATGCTTACTCCCCAGAATCCAACAACAGTGTCCCTAGTTACCGAGCAGACTAAAACCCCAAGCCTCCGCACATCAACTCTTCTGGTGGAATCGCTAGAGAAGAAACTCAAACCCGAGGCTGACCAAACTTACGACTTTTCTGACCTGATCAACATAGGTCGAAGACTTCTATACAAATGTAAGTCTGATCTCAGGATGATCAAAGCATCAGTTGATCTCAAACTCGAAGACAATACATCGACCATCCAACTTGCGAGAGAGACGGTGATGCTATTACAACAAGTGCAGGACGCTCTCGCATCCATAGCTCTATCCGACGAAGGCGCAGCCACGACAAAAGAACGGATTGAACTCCAGGTACTTGCTATGGGTTTCCGAGATTACTTAATCACAGTACAGGATGCAGGTTTCTCTATCGAGGCACACACAGCTATCGACATCGGACCGACACCTCAAGAACTAGAAGCCCAAGCTGCATTGAAAGAATGCAACATAAACGCAGTCACCGCTCTAAAGCTATTAAACGCCATGTAGAGCCAACACACTACACAAGGAGGATACGCCATCGACACTATCAAAGCCCCAGGCACACAATTTAGAATCCTCATAGATAACGAGAGGGGCAGAAAGCATGCAAAGGCAGTACTCGACTCTCTCGCATTCTTTAAGACTCCGGCAGTGGTGAGACGCATACTTGTCTATGCCCGGTCAAAGAAAGTAACCGTCCTTTTTAAGAAAGAAGGTATCCATGTGTTCAAGTCACTTTCAGACGAAAGGTTCGAAGCCAAAGTCATAGAGCTTACTGCCATTGTGAAGAAGAAGAGATTGGCATACGTAGCTCAGTACAGAAGAACTAATCACCACATGAAAGAACACCAATACGTACACCAAATCTTACTACCACAAGCTATAGCCATTCATAACCCAGACGCGCAGCTATATGCAGACTGTATAGCTATTCTTAATAAGCGACCTACTAACGACAGCCCTGCAATAAGAATAGCTAAACAAGAACTAAAGGACTTACCAACCTATATACTCAAGTATGCAAAGAGAGAAGAGAACCACCTAGCACTACAAGCAATCGTAGAGCTACTTGGCAAAGGTAATAAGACTCTCACACGTAGACTTAATAAAGCCGGACTATCCCATCTACACACACCACTAACGGATACTCAGTTAATAGCTTTACGAGATACTATAGGCGCATAGCAACACCACACCAATATAGGGTAAGTACTAAGCACCAATACACACACCACAACACACCATTACGAGTATACCACAACACACCATTTCGGGGCATTCACAAAGCGTTGTTATTCCTATCCCGAATGATCTGAAGTACACCGAGGACCAATAACACCCGTGTAGATACATATTCGCCAATCCGAATATGTATACTATACCGATTCGGTATTCAATAGCCTGTATTCCTTACCCACGGCCAAACGTATCGGTATCCGGTGCGATTATCTTATGATGTCTTGATATCATAAACCTTGGACAGCAACCGGATGCGCCGTCTAAAGTCCGCACTATCAGATGATATAAAGATATCATTTAGTAGGAGGACACACAAATGAAACTACTCACGGACTTCGGGCGCACCCTGACTAAACTCAGAGAGCAATCGGAAGACAACTCAAGCATTGCTCTGCGCCTAATGACAATAGCGATAGCTATGGACATGAGACGGGAAACCAACTTTCTGAAGATCATAGCCATCTGCCTCGATCTCAACGAAGGCAGGGAGCAGAGGGCGTGCGTTACCCAGGCACTCGACGAAGCGGCCCAGGCTATTATGACAAATGCATTGCGCGTACTCGGCAAAGAGAAATTCGACCTGCTCCAGATGGCACTAACCACGCCTGTAGATCAACAACGCGTCGCAGTCGGATAAGCCCGACTCACCACAGTTCCTGCTATCGGCATTCCTCCCTCCAATCCCTTGGCCGATAGCAGGTTTCATTACATAAGGGATTAGAGGAAAACAAACTAAGGATCTTGGAGGATCTAATTATGAAGAAACTAATGGCAGCAATGATTGTACTAGCTATGGGCTTATCGGCCTGCGGCAACTCAGATATCAGTGCTGAACTCAAGAGCGGTAAGCTCACTTACTGCCCAGGCTACTCAATCGAACAGACAGTCAGAAATGTCGCTTATGAAGATGATATCTCGTGGGGAACCCATACCAATGACGGTATTATCGTCGTAACAATCGAAGCCACCTCAAAGATGGACGACAACGACGCACAATTGGAATTTTCTCAGCGCAGTGACGGTACGTTCCTTATCACTGGTGGAGTTGTCGATGGTCGCGCTATCCAAGACAGTCAGGCCGCACTTATTAACACACTGTACTGCCAAGCCGCCGAGCAGTCAGGGGGCATAAACTAATGAGATACCACAACGCAACCTGCTACTGCTCCACTGATAAGGTACAGGCTCAACATCGGTGGCTATGCGGCACATGGCTTGGGTGGATTATGTGGCCTATCGCTATCGGCTTCGCCCCTCTTCTATTCGGCCTATCATTTCTGCTCTTATTATCGGATAGAACTATGTGCTTGAAGTGCGGTGCTACTTTAGAAGGCAACCAGGTTCACGAGAGAATCAACAAATCTGATGTCAAATGGGATCAAGGAGAAACATCATGAATAAACCAATCGCAACATTAATGATCGGGCTTATGCTCACCATGACTGGATGCGCTACGTACTCAGAAGGGCAGGCCGACGGTTATACCGCCAAGAACTCTGCTCACCAATACGAGCAGAGCTACAGTAAAGATCAACGCCAACATGACGCGGACCGCAATAAGACAGTCGCAGAAAGACAGAGCGAGTATGATCGACATGAGAATGCTAAGCAGGCCAGGGCGCACAAAGAGAACTCTGAAATGCGTAAGAATGTAGTAACAGGTATCGGCACAGCGGCCGCTATCGGTGGTGCTGCTTATACTCTCAAACGTGTGCTGGACCAGTAATATGGATATCAGACTTATCGCAAAAGATAGCAAGACCAAGAAGGTCGTAGCTCGTATGTCTATGGCAGAGGCCACTAACGGCAGAGGTGAGTTACGATCCCATGCATCCAGGTTCATAGCGGAACAAGTGGCGCTCGGTAGAGTAGTTGTTACCGCCGACCCTTCCACGCTCCAATAAGCACCACAGCACGCATCGTAGAAAGGCCCTTCCTAGCCGGAGGGCCTTCTCCTTTATAAGGTACGCCGTGTACCACCATCTGAGGTCCTATTACTATCAACCGGAAAGGAGATCGAAATGAAAAAGAGGAAGCCAACTCTACGCGAACCACGCCGTAGGATTGAATGGAACACAGGACAACGACTTCATGCTGATAAGCGCAAGAAGCTCGGACGCAAAGCCAAGCACAAAGATAGTTATTCAGATATGGCGATTATTACTAACCATCATATCTGAATAACCATCTACTAGAACTAAACCAAACGCCCACTAGAGCAGCTTAAATCATATAGGCGAGTGGTAGTACGGAATACATATAAAGGCTGCTTAGAACAGCCAGAGAGGAGGGGTCGAAATGAACACAGACAAACTACAACTCGAAATCACTGTCACCGGTATAGAAGAAGTGGACGTATTCATATCCGTAGAGCTTGATGGCGACTCCCTTGATCTTATCGGCTGTAGCTGGGTAACACCCGTAAAAGACCACGGTAAAGTGTTCTGTAAACAGTGTCGTGAGAGTGGTAGTGAAGAATCTTTCGATACGTACGAAGCTCTGTACCTACACCATTTCGAATGCACTATGAAAGCTATCGAATACGTAATGAACGCAGAAGCTCTATGGGTGTACCGGACTGACGGCGGTTCCACTGCTGTAGATATCGACAGACTCGACCCCGCGCGCAAAGACGGTGTAGATGGTTGGTGTCTCGTACCTATCGAAAGTGTAGTAGTGGTACCACTCAGGACGGCAGAACGCAGAAGCCGTCACAAACGCGCAGTGCATAAATTACTGTCTCAGTGCTACGCAGACAACGCTCCCGCAGAAGCCTGAGATAAGACTCAGCAAAGAATAGCGACTTACGGTTGGGGTGGTTCCCGCGTGTTCCGTAAGTTGCTTGTAGATAATGAGCTTCACCTCCGTTTCTCATTATCTGCCCGAGGTAGCAGCGGCCGATAGATCGCTTTGTCTATCGGCTGCTCCTTCGATCCATTCACAATCCTGACTTTACTCTTACCAAATCTCATAAATATATCTAACCATCATAATCAGCTGCCATGCTGAGTTTTGGTGCATCTACCCCAAGGAGAACAACTATGAAGAAAACTCTAGCAGCTATTATGGCGGCAGCATTTCTGATGCTCGCTATCACACCTACAGTAAGCGCAGCACCACTTAGTAAATGCAAGGCATGCCATTCGATTACAGTAGACGGCAAAGCCAAGATGGGTCCAAACCTGTTCGGTGTAATGGATCGCCAGCAAGGATCAGAAGAAGGCTACAAGTACGGAAGCTACCTGCAGGCGCAGAACGCAGCAGAAGCCGTATGGACTGAAGAAGCTCTACGGGATTGGATCGCAGACAGTAAAGGCGTTGCCAAAGAAGTAGGGCAGAAGACGAAGATGCCGAAACAAAAACTTACGGGTGAGAAGGCCGACGCGGTAGTAACTGCACTCCAGGCACTGAAGTAATCAACGGTGGGCGAAGCATTGATGAAGGACGACGCTCTACCACCACCACATACCATTCCACCATCTGAAGAATTTAAGAACTATACCGGATTCGAACTCGGCGGCCTGACAGTACTTTACTACGCTGGCCGCGCAACGAAGTACGCCTTGTGGGTTGTCTCTTACGACAACCACGAGTTTCTAACAACAACGCGCAAACTCAACCAAGTGAAGAACCATCTGAAGAATCGGACCGAGTTATCTCAGGCTGATTACGAGGATATCTTTTTCCACAAGAGCTTCGCGCATAGATCAGCTTCTAAGCAGGCATAGCCTGATATCTAAGTACTTACTCGCACCAAGTACTCAAAACAGCCCTAGAGCCTGTTTGAACTGACCAAACAAACCTAACCAACGAACATAATCGAGCAGATACCAGCGTATTCATTTACGAGAGCTATCTGCGCCCAGGAGTTACACCATGAATCAGCCTAAGACGCTACATACGCTTACTGAGATCAACGAAGCCATCGAGAACGGAGAGAGCAAAGTCATCACCGTACACAGTGCAGCAGAGCTTCAAATGACAGAAGCCGTAGCCGAAGAGTTATTCACCAAGGTATTCGAGAACAATATGCAAATCCATTTCGTCGTAGAAGACACACGCATCGGTGATCTAAATGCTGCGTAAACTAATCGAACGCTACAGAGCGAAATCCCTACGCAAGAAGATTAAGCGAGCGTTGACACAAGGAATCCCAGATACCGACTGTGTTGTAATCAACCTACAGAAACCGGAGCAGGCTCTACTACTATCCGAAGCCGATCACCTTGTATTCGCAGTACCGATCAAAGGGCTACAGAGCCTAGACGTAACCAGCAGGAAGCAGTGCGCGCATGTAGTAGAACTACTAGGCGCGGGATACGGAACATCACCACTAGCCACGTACCTGCTGATACTGGATAACATGCTCTACCGTTCGCTAAGAAGCGACCATGTTTGATACCCGAAACCCAGCCCAATGGAAGCGAGCCAATCCGCTACCGTCAAACGGCATGCTATACGAGACAGATGTGCTGTACCGTGGCTATACGCTAGGTGAGCTATTGGTAGTAGGAACATCCGATCTGTCCATCCAGCAGAAAGTAGAAATTATGGCCCAAGGCATGATTCGGAATGACGGCAAAGATGTTTATGATTTAACCTTCTACGACTTCGCCTATGTCGGCCTACTCAGAAAGCTCGGAACGCTCGGCGACATGGCTACCTACACAATGGCACTCGAATGCGATGTATGCCGTGAGAAAATGACCCGATCCCTTCGAGGCGACCACTTCGCCTTTTCCGATCTTGAGACAAAGTTTCCTTTCAAAGAGAAACTAGGCTCTACAACAACGACAGTCTCGCCAATCACGGTACGGAGGTACTTGGACATACTGCCTGAGACTGACTTCCATATCTTAGCAGCATCTATGGGCATGTCCTTTGAGCAATTACTCACATCAGAGCACATCACAGAGATCGCGCATATCGAGCAACTGCTATGTCATACGCTGGAGCCAATCGACTTCAAATGCGACTACTGCGGCAACAAGCGCAGCGTCGCTCTAGAGCTACTAAGCAATAGGCCAGAATGCTCTCTAGTTCTCCCCGAATTGAATCAGGCCGCCGCTAAGAGTTTATCAGAATCGCTATACGGTATGTCTAAGCATTTCAGCACTACACCTAATGAATTCTACCCCATGCAATTCAGCGACTACAGGAACATGGAACGATTAGCTGCTAAGGCTCTCGAAGCATCTAGGCAGAAGAAATAATCATAACCAAATATACAGGAGGCTATACATGCCACCCTTACTAAAAAGCGGCGTATTCCAATCTATGACAACTGTAGAATGGGGTTCAACGACAAACTGGGAAGTCTCTTTCCCGAGCGATCCAATGGCTGCGCCATTCAGGGAATACATTCCCGCTCAAACGATAAACACACCACACGGTAGCGTTACTGAGCAAGAGATCAGCTTTGGTAATAAGACAGCGCAGATTCCTCTAGGCACAAGCGCAGAGCAAATCTCAGTCACCTTCCTAGATAATGACGAGGATGTAGTACTCAATTACTTCTCCGAATGGATGGCCTACTTGACCGATGGCGGCACAGCGACAGAAACAGAAGCTGCCCGACTAATGGTATACACCAGAGCCAACAACTCGCTTACATCCTCAAATGATTATGCGGTCCGCGTTTACCCTATGGGAGAACTAACTTCTGAGATGGGCGAAACCGCAGGCGTACGTCAGGTATCAGTAACATTCAGAGTCGTTTCTATGGGTGATCCTCAATGAATAAATTTATAATAGAAAGGAGGCCGAGTAATGGCTAAGCACTTACCATTTTCAGACGCCGTAGCTAAAGACAGGAACGGCGAAGGCCCCAAGAGTAGCTCCCTGAAAGATATGGAGCTGGAGAAGAACAGGCGCAGCTTCTTGCAGATGGCTGGATCGTTCCAACTCTCTACCAGTGCGCTCACAGACAGCATCGACTTCCTCTCTGAGAACGCTACAACAGACGATCAGAAAGAAGCGGTTGCCGTTATTGAGAAAGGCGCATTCAATCCGATAATCAAAGCTGTACGCGATAGAGAAAAGGTTACAAGCGAGCAGATGGCCACAACGCTTAATGATATTAAATTAGTATCAAGAGAGCTGCTTCAGGACTCGCAAACAGTAACCGTATCTACCGATAGATTTATGAGCGAACTCATAGGCCAGGCTACGGACGAGACGAACAGCACTAGCGACAGAGTGCAGTACATCAAAGCTGTAAGCGATTTTGCTACTCAGTATGCTGACTTCAGTTCCTCTCAGACTAATGAACTTGCGCCTCTTATGGAGTCAGTGCAGCTCGGAAACTCATTAACAGACGAACAGATATCTACACTGACTGAGTTTTCAGACAGCGTTCAATCACAGATCGGAGATACTAAGCTGAGTACTACTATCGGCGAGATTAACGGAACGCTGGCAAGCGTAGACTTCTCTGGTGACAGTAACATTAGAACGCTACAAGAAGGCAACCTGGAAGAAACGCTAGTCCGGTTTGCTGAAAGCATATCCGTAGGCTCTGCTACTGCCGCCCAGGAACTCAATTCCAATATCGGTACTGCTCTAGGAATCAACGGTCCCGTAGGCGACATGCTCGGCGAAGGTATAACTAATCTCGGCGGTAAGATGGTCAGCGGATTAGGCTCTATGATTGCTGATAGTACCATAGGCCAAATAGCAGCAGACGAGATCGCAGCTATTAAGAAAAGGCGCGCAGACAAGAAAGCATTGAAGCGCGTACGTCGCCGTGAGATCAAACAAGCACGTTACGAGAAATGGCGTGAGCGTTTCGATACAGCATTAGGGCGTAAAAACGCCAAGCTCATCGATAAGGATGCTAAGGCCAGAGATGTCAAAAAGAACAAGGTAGACGCTAGGCGCCATAAGGCCCTTACTGGTGCTATCGGAGAATCCAACAACTGGCTGATTCGTATATTCGCTATTCAGGCGATTATGGCCGTTCTGGGTAAGGCGTGGACCGCAGCCATATCAGCCATCGCCGCAGCTGCCTCTGCTGTTGGGCTAGGTGGTAAAGGTGGAGCCGCAGCTACAGGTAAACCAAGTAAGCTAGGCAAGGTTGCTAAATTCGGTGGTGGTGTACTCGCCGCTGGTCTCGCTGGGTACGATAAACAGCAAGAGCTGAAAGACAGAGAAGACCTTACGGGCGCTCAAAAGACCACACAGGTCGCAACTACTGCTATAGGTGCAGGCGGCGGAGCGGTAGCGGGAGCTATGGCAGGCGCTGCTATCGGATCTATTATCCCAGGCATCGGAACTGTTATCGGCGGTATCATTGGTGGGGCATTAGGCGCATGGGCTGGTTCAGAAGCAGGCGAAGCTACGGGCGAGTTAATATCCAAAGCACTACCGGATAAAAACAGCACTTCGGTTACTCAGGATACCGTGGCTAAGTATATGGAGCTTGTTCAATCAGGCATGCCTAAAGCTGAAGCTATGCAGGCTTCTGGTATCTCACAGGCTAACGCTAGGAAGGCTGACTCCGGCGCAAGTGCAGAAGCTATCGTTGCCAGTAATCAGGTGGCGGCTATCGGCTTTAAATCTCAAAGCTTTAAACCCCAAGCTACTAAGACTGCGTTGGACAGCTCCGCTACTAAGAAAGTAACGGAACTGCGTAAGGAAGAAGCTATCCTGAGCAGAGCCGCTATGAAGGCTTCCGGTAAAGAACCGAATATCACAGTGCAACCAACACCAGTGGTAGTTCAGCCAGCACCAGCAATGCCTACTCCGAGAACCACATCTATCAACGATACGGGTCTATCAATCCTACAGAAGGGCTACGGATAATGGCCTGTAAACTAATTAGAAAACCAACGAGGATATTATGGCTATCGAAGCAGTAAGCATAAGACAAACCGAAGAAGAAAATCTGGTCAGGATATATCAGTCGGGCACTGATAACTTCGTATCCGGCACACTTATGGAGGACATAACGCTCGGCGTTCAAGCTAACTGGTCTTCTGGCTCTGCTGTGACAGATGTAATCGACGGTGTAGGTAACCTAGCTCGCACTTTAGGTGGCGCTAACTACGACTCTATGAAGTCATTTGTGAATAGCACGCGTGTTAATCAACCCGCAGCAGCACGCTGGGCTTCTACCTATCAATGGGCTGGTACAGATAGACCGACATTCAACGTGTCCATCGGCGCCTTCTGTCTAAAGGACACCGATGATGTCAGGGCGCAGCTCGCCCCTTTATTCGACTACACGCTTCCTCAGGTCATTGGCGGCGATGGCGGCGTTATCATACCACCTCTCGGGTATAGGACGTCACTCAACGGCGCACAGGTCGAAGGAGTCTTGAGACTAGGAATCGGCCAGTGGTTCAGTGCTGGGGGACTTGTATGTTCAGGCGTCCAGACAGTATTCAGCAAAGTACTCAATAAGAAAGGTAAGCCCTTATTCGGGATCGCGAACGTCACCCTGCAACCAGCACAGGAGATATCTGCTGATACGTTCCGGCAGTACCTACGCCAATGATTTTAATTCAAACAGGAGGGCATAATGCCTAGACCTACACCAGATCAAATTAGAGGCAGCGGTGATACGCTCACCACATATAGGTGGGATGTCGCTTTCATGGATGGCGAGCTTATCGGGCTAGATTCCAATAATGTAAATTACAGGTGCAAGACTACGACATTGCCTAATACGGATGTTGAGTTTGTCCCGGTGACGCTTAACGGCCATGCCTATCAACAGCCATCAACAGCCGATAGATCGGGCGAGATAGAGATGACATTCTACGAGAACGATAGCGCCGCACTATTAGCTATCTTCAATACGTGGCTTGAGCTTACATTCAATCCGAAGACAGGAGCCCGTCTTACCAATTCAGATTTAAGGGTAGGATGCCTAATTCGACTTCTGAATGGACAAGACGAGCGCGTTGCCGAGTACACACTATCGAACGTCTTTCTGAAGACGCTCTCCAACCCAGACTTGGGAAGCGACAACGAAGCGTTCGAGATTACAATCACGCTGGTTTATTCTGGATACACTTACGACAGTACATCCAGCTAACGATAACAATAGCCCCATCATCTCTAATCGAGATGGTGGGGCTTTTTGTGTATATTCTCGCTGAGCTAAGAAACAGACGTATTGCATCTAGGTGCTACTATAGCCAGCGTACTGAAAACAGCTCTACGTGGATTCTATAGAGGCCATTTTAGACAGTACGGCACGAACGCTAGCGAATACTCCGACAACTCTACGATCTCTATAGATCCTCGTTGATGTGAGTCCTTGGACAGCGGCATAATGATATCATAGTATCACCTTATCGAGACGAAGGGAGACACACAATGGCACAGGAATTAAACGCGGTAGACGAGTCAAAATCCATTCGGAAATTTACGCCTCGTCAGGTACGCCTCGCAGAAGTCTATTTTCCTATCCTTGTCAGTCTCGCCAAGCACAAGCATGAGCTTACCTATAAAGAGCTGATCCTAAGAGCCCGTGACGAGAACCCAGGCGTACCTGAGCTTGAGACGGAGAACCCGCGCAATGTTGGTGGTACTCTCTACGTCATTCACGAGGTATGCCGCCAGAACGATCTACCTTCACTCAACGCTTTAATCATAAACAAGAGTACAGGCAAATGCGGCGCAGGTATTGTTAAGTGCGACGGTATCAACTCGCAGTCAGACGTAGAAGCCCAACGTGACGGCACATACGATACAGATTGGAGCGACGTTCTGGTTCAGTTCGATAGCCTGATCAAGCTCGAAGCAAGGAAAGCCGCTCCGGTTAAGCGACTGACGAAGAAGGAGGCACTAGACCTCTTCTCTGGCTACGCACTTACCAACAAAGCTACTCTGGACGTAGAGGCCGTGAAGTCTTCTCGTGAGTCGATCATTACGGATCTAATGGACGGCGCACACGCAGTAGACGTATTCGCAGAGTTCGCCAAATGAGCATTCACGCTATCTTGCCATCATGTATTAATGATATCATTATTGCACTCTCACTCCAGGAGGCCACCAATGGCAGATAAGAAAGAAGAGATAGTGAGCTTTGTAGTACGACTGCCGGCCAGCCTTGTGTTCGCTATGGACTCCGAAAGGCTCCATACGAAGGTTAGCCGGAACAAACAAGTACGCGACCTGATCGAAGCGAAGTACCCCGACGGCACATATAAGCCTGAGTAATCCTGGCAACCCGAACGTATCCCTTTAGTATCAGTATATGACCGCATTCACTAAGATTATCGAAGCTAAGAGGGCGCTACAGTCAGCAGTAGGCGACTTTCTAATTGATATCGATGATAGCCTACTATGTGAGCATAGCTTCAGTCTCTCGGCCCTAGAAGCCATTGAGATCAAGGCCGATAAGAGCAAGTCATACATATACGTATTCTCAACTAAAGAAGCCTCACAGATCAAAGAAGCTTGTCGTAAAATGAAGGCTTCCCAAACCAAGATCAAGCTCCCGCTTATCTCCAAAGCGACTACACCAAGCGACTGTCTTTATGTAGGCAGCAGCACGACAGGAATCACCAAACGGATTAAAGAGCATCTGGGCTTCGGCCATGATTCGACATACTCGCTACAGCTTAATAAATGGGCTGGTGGGATCGACGCGCAGATCATTCTAAAGGTCTATGAGTTCAGCGGCATAGAGCAGAGCATAGTACAGTTAATCGAAGACGGCCTTCACGAGAAACTTAGCCCAACCCTTGGCAAACGCGGTAGTAAATAAGCTCGCTGTGAATCTCTGGCAACACCACATAAACCCTTTTATAATCAACATTAAGGAGCAAACGGCAGAGGACAACAAGGCGGTAGAACCGACTAGCATAATAGCTTCTCTGTAATCAGAGAGTGTTTACACCAAAGCCACGCAGCACAACACAGCAGCAAACCCGCACACGCCCACTCTTCTATTATCAGAACCGAATCTACTCCAGACTGTACCTAGCGACGCTGCGCCCTCCTATGTTATCAATATTAAAAGGAATCATGCTATCAAGCCAGCATGAATACATGCTCAATATTCTGTACAGTAATAGGCTCTCAAGTAGAATAAACAGAGGTTAATCAATCGCCCAATACTCGATAGACGATACCGCAATGGACAGAATTAGGGGCAAGATCGTGAGTGATAAGACATACTTCATAGCATACTACCGAGTCTCTACCGATAGGCAGGGAGCAACTGGCCTTGGTATCGAAGCTCAAAGAGAAGCTGTACAGGCGTATGCTAAGACGATACCAAACGCGGAAGTCATAGAACACTTCACTGAGGTCGAGTCGGGCAAGTCAAATGACCGTCCTGAACTCGCCAAGGCAATCTACGAATGTGAACTCACCGGACATACTCTACTTATCGCCAAGCTGGATCGTCTCAGCCGTGATAGTCGATTCCTGGCAAACCTGCTCGCCGACGATCTCAACTTTGTATGCTGCGATATGCCGAAGGCCGATAAGGTCATGGTCGGCATAATGTCGTACATCGCAGAGTGGGAACGAGAGCAGATTGGCAGGCGTACAAAATCCGCTCTGGCCGCACTGAAGAAACGATACGAAGAGGCAGAAGAAGGCAGCGAGCATTATGGCAAGCGTCTGGGTAATCCGAACGGAGCAGAGCCGCTTATACGATCCGGTAAAGGGAACACAGGAGCCGTAGCCGCTATCAAGCAGAACGCCGACGACTTCGCTGCTCATAAGATAAAGCTCATCGACAGTATTAAGGAGAACGGCATCACCACTTATAAGGGAATTGCCCGAGAGCTTAACCGCCGCAAGATCAGGACACCCAGGAATGGAGTATGGCATCCTTCGAGCGTCAGCAAGCTTATGAAACGAATACAGCGCGTAAGCGGTCCAATTCAGGCTAGGTGCTAGTATTACTTACTATCTGAAAACAGCTCTACGTGGATTCTATGGCTCAGTATTTGAGGCTACATAACGGATTCTAGCGATATACGAGAAAGACCTGTGAGTCCTTGGACAGTGGCATAATGATATCATAGTATCACCTTAGCAGCACGAAAGGGGATACATCATGGCGTCAAAAGTTAAACTCAACCAGCTAGATAGCACGGCCAAAGCGAACATCGCAGCAGTACTTAAAGTCATAACTGACGGTAAGCTAGATGAAGCGAATATCTTCTGTGGTATCCACGGCACTATCTTTGACGTTGACCCTAACGACGCGCTGCCTATGCCTATCATGCGCCTGACTATGGAAGACATGAAGAAGCTCACCGAAATAGACGGCTTGAGATGGATGCAGAACACAGAAGTCGGCTACACATTCGGCGTTGAAGGCTCTGAGGTTTAATACAAACATAGAGGTACTATGAAGACGATCACAGAAAACCAGTATGTAGGCGAAGTGTTCTACATCGCATACGGATTTGTCTATGTATGGACTCAGAAATCAACAGGCCGATTCTACGTAGGCAGCTCTACCAAGAATCCAGATAAGTATATGTGCTCATCCGCAGATAGTGAGTTTAGAGGGCTACTAGAACAGGCTCCTTATGACTTTGAACGTGAGATTATAGCTGAGTATAGAAACTGCCCTGAAGACGATCTACGCGACCACGAGCGCCGATTACTGAAAGCTGCTAAAGCCCAATGCTGGAGCCATTGCTTCAATTCAGCGCCGTTCGTTACTAATAACGCAGAGAGTGTTTTCAAGTCGGTATCGACCAGAACCACACCAGATGAGAATGGCAGCACTATCGCTAAAAGAGCTGCGATCAAGGCTGCGGCGACAATGGCAGTACCAGACGAGAATGGTGAGACTATAGCTCAGAGATACGGCAAGAAGGTATCCAAGACGATTACGACCCCTGATGAAAACGGAGAGACTATAGCCCAAAGAACGGGTAAGAGAATACTCGGACCAGGCAACCCTATGTTTGAGGGATACTTCCATACACCTTACGGGAAATTCTCGTCAGCTAGTCAGGCAGTCAAGGTCGCCAGTATTCCTATAACTGGCAGGACGCTAGCGCGATGGTGCAAGAATCCTGATGAAGTATTCACCAGCACAACCGTTCTACGCACCGCGTTTCTATCCGAGGCCGATATAGGCAAGACGCGACGGGAGCTTGGTTTCTGGTTCGAGAAAGACAACTGTGAAGCCTTGGCCTATGTCACAGTGCCCTAGTACTATAACCCTATAGAAACGAAGGGGTTTTAATATGGATTTCAACGAGTGGTTATCGACGTTCTTGGAAGAGAAAGAAATTGACGCCGAGAGCATCACATTTGAAGTAGAAGGCCCAGAGTGGGGCGCGAACATCATACCGATGGTTACTGTCATCGAGCACATGAGAATCACATCACCAACCGAGCAGCAGGCGATTAAAGCTATGTTGATTAAGATAGACTTCGCCAACGCGCCAGTAGTTCCTTATTTCAAGCATCTAGCCCAGGCAATAGCCCGTTAATATGAACGAGATAGGTAATCCCTCGCATTACATATTCAAAACAGCGTAGCGGCGATCTAAACCAACGCTGTGAACCTCTGGCAAGGTATCAGGAAGCCTTTTAGAATCGGTATCAGGAGGTAGAGAAGTACCACGGCAGAGAAACTTTCGGGTAACCGGATAGCGTAATAGCTTCAATGTAAGGAGGGAGCGTGTACCTCCGGCGGCTGCGTGTGTGTAGTGCCATAGCTTTGGGTGAAGCAGGGAGTGATTACAGAGAAGCTGTGAGCTAGTCGGTTCTACCGCCTTGTTGTTTTGCTGATAAGGTGATTATAAAAGGACTCACACAGCGCGGCCAGGTATTCATGTAGGCTTATATTCTTGCTATCATGTATTCTTGTTATAGAGCGTTCAGCTTCTCTACGGCCTCCGGTAATCCGACCACATGAGAGTCGCCTCCGATCTCCTGCAAGCCATCTTCGATAGCCGTCCAATCTATCTGCTTGAGAAGAGTTCCCAAGCTCCAGCCTCCGCAGTACGTATAAGCAGTATCTACGGCCGTGCGCTCGACTTCAGAGAGTTCTACATAATAGGTCAATGCGCGTACTGATTCGACCAGCTCGCACACATCATCTACGAGTAGGCTAGAGAGCATCCGTTGGTGAAGAGTGCTATACATTAGGCTCTCCTGATTTCTCTGCTTCCATACCTGTTAACCAAGCCCAGCTTCTACCGCTCCATATACTCTTGATCGGTTGTGGGCTTACTCCGTATTCAGGGGCTATGTCTTTCGGCTTTCTACCAGAACCCTTCAGGGCAAAAATCTCGATCACCTGCGCCTCTGTAAGCTTACTATTGTAGTGACCACTGCCTCTGGCGAGAGTTCTATGACGAAGCTTATCTGCGTGATTTTCTTTAGCAGATTTCCACTCTAAGTGCGCGATATTCACACAAGCTTCGTTACCGCAGTTATGGGCTGCGTGATCTCTTCCTTTTGGAGGACTCCCTGCCTCGGTTAGTAGAATGGCCCTAGCTAGAGTCATCGGCTTGCCGCTAAGGCTTACTGTAGGTCTTCTACTACTCTTACTGAAGCTGTCGGGGAGTTCTATGCACGGTGTATCCTGAGTCTCTGCCTGATGGCACCAAGTCTCGAAAACTTCTCTTCGGTACCCTTCTAGCTTTGTTACCCCATCCGAGAATTTAGATGATCTGTCGGCCGTAACCTCACTGCTATAACAGCCGCATGATTTAGTAAGGTCTCGACTCAGGCTAGAACCGTGCACCGCTTTAAGCGTACCGCATTGACACTGACACCAGTACTTTGTGCGGCGGGTAAATCTCCCGATATAGTAGAGCACTTTCCATCTATCGAAAGTCATGCCTGTTAGATCGTTGAAGCTAGAATGAGACGGTATCTCACAACGCTCTGGTGGTAGCTTGTTATCTGGCTTACTCGTAGTCATTTACTGTTTCCTATTAGCTTCTCGAAAGCTTCCGCTTGTTTAATGGCTCCGTTGTCACCTTCTAGATTTGCAAAGTCACCTAAGTCATCCCTGCCGCCTTCTTTTAGGTGGCCGAATACCGTGAAGTAAGTTTTCCAGGATGGATCGTTTCTATAGTTGGCCGTTTCCTCTTCTGTAGCGTCATCTTCGAGCAATACGATCTCGCCAGTACGGATATGCTCGGCTACTTCGTCTACCTCAGTATTATCGTACTTGGTGAAGTCTATGAGAGCTTCCTTCCATCCACCCTGATTCGAGTAGATAGCCGACTCTTCACGGAAGCGAATAGAGCGAAACGTAGGGTGCTTATCAGCAAACACTTTCTTAGCTGCCTGCTCAATCAATAGCCGTAGCTCTTCACCATTGTAGAAAGTATTGATTTCGGCTGATAGCTCTATGGTGATCTGGACTTCTTGCCGTAACTCCATTGCCGTAACTCCTCAATATAAAAGATAATACTGAGAGTATAAGGCTTCCGTTTAGCTGTACAGGGTAGTGATAACAAGTACTCAAGTACTCAAGCTGGCAAGATAATATGAACCCTTATAAAATCAGTACTACATTATCGAAGGGAGGTAGTAGCTGGATGGATAACGCTATCCTTAATAAGGAAAAGGACTTGCTGCTGGATGCTCAGAAGATGCTATCAAATCTTCATCGGGGATCGCCGCCGCATTTGAAATACATATACGACTATCTGATGACGCGACTCCTGCCGCTTCGATTTAACCAGATTGAAGCAGAGCAGATGGCCGACGTAGTTCATATCAAGCGTATAGAGATCGACCTGACAAACCCACTCGGCATTACTGAGGATCAACTGGTCCTACTGACCAAAACCAAGCAGCGTAAGATAAGAAAGCTACAACGCGAAGCGAGAGCGCAGCCTATAGAGCCCGAATGCCGCCGTAGAGCAGGTTGGAACAACTTAGAAGACGAGTCATTACTTAATGAGTTCCTGTCTCTCTATGGAGCATCTAAGGCGGTAGAGCGGGATACAGAGATAGCAACGCGACTTAATAAAGAACACCACGAAGGCGAAGACGTCAGAACGCATAAAACAGTGTATGCCAGGCTACACGGTTTAGGGCTTCTGAAGATGGCGAAAGATGAAGGCACGCTAGCTTGATAGCATGTAATAATGACTACATAGGATACGGTGAAGAATGGAAATACTAGCGGCAGTTCAATCGAAGGGCGGCGTAGGCAAAAGCACATTGGTAATCTCGCTGGCCGCAGCGTTTAGAACCCAACTCAATAAGCGTGTAGCTATTATCGACTGCGACCCAATCGGAGCCGCTCAGTGCTGGCATAGCCAAGTACTACAGCTAGATGATTCTCCACTTGCCGGAATCGACTTGTACACGGTAACGACTCCGAGAGAATTGAACGAGATTAAGAGCATGCAGGATGACTACGACATAGTGATCCTCGATACGGCAGGCCACGATAACGCTACGGCAAAGAAAGCCATTGAGGTAAGCGACCATATACTGCTCCCATGCCGAGCAGGTGTATTCGATATAAAAGCGAGTAAGCACACCACGGATATGATCTCAGAATGCGGCAAGCTCGATAAGGTTCTAATGATCCTGACTATGACGATCCATAGAGCAGGTCTGACAGCAGATGCACGCGAAGCTATCGGGCAGCTATACCCAGAGATCCGCTTGCTAGAAGCAGAGATGAGAACGTATGCCGGATACTCGAATACGCTGGCTAACGGTCAGACGGTATTAGACTGCAACTCATTAGCCGCACGGTCTAACTTCACCCAGATATTCAACGAAATCAGAAGCACGATAGCAGGGGCATAACATGAAAAAGAATACATTGGCTGCGGCAGTAAAGACTTCTACAACACAGGCTCAGAAGTCAGATGGTAAGAAGTCCGAGAGTATCATTGTGCGAATCACCCCAGAGCTTAAAAACGCACTACGCCGAGAGATATTCGAAGCGAGTCTGACGGGCGAGAAGCTCAGCATAAACGGTATCATCACGAGTATGCTGGAAGAGCGTTACTCCGACTGATTCTCGAACTGTGTGAGAAGCACTTCGCCGTTTTCGTCGATCCATACGTCAGCGATCTTGCATCCGTTAGAGCCGCCTTTGAAATGGTGATAGCGATAGCTGATAGAAACCCATAGGGCAGGGCTTGTGAAATCAGGAAACTCAGCAGCAGGGTTATAGCCGTGAGTCGTTCCACTGCCAGTTACTTGCAGCGTCTCGAACATACGGGGAACCATATACGGAGCAATATCCTTACTGGTGATATCGAGGCTCCCTGATGCGTTTAGATCAACAACCAGGTCTACGCTAAGTCCAATGTGACCGCTAAGGATTCGCTCCAGTGTCTTACGCAGTTTCTGAGTATTTTTACCGAGTGATTTGAAGAACTTATCTTGTTTCATTATGCAGCTCCTTTCTTGATACCGATAGAGAACGATCCACATGCGTTGTAGACGGAGAAGCCTACGAAGCCGTCTGCGTCGATTGCTTCGAAGTAGTCACGGGCTCCGCGTCCTATGAAGTAAGCGCCATTCACGCCGAGAGAGTTCTTCAGGTTGTGCGTAGTATTCGCAGCTTTTACCCATTCTGGAGCGTCGAGGCTTTCCACCATGTCTGACTGTCCACTGAATGAGGACTCAAACTTGATATAGAGGTCCGATTTATTCTTACGAATGAATGCTTTGATAGTTGCCAGTGTTACGCGCTTTGCCATGATGTATCTCCTTCGTCTCGTTAAGGTGATACTATGATATCATTATACCACTGTCCAAGGCTTCACAGGGTTGGTGGGATTAGCTTCTCAGGCTTGTCAGATAGAAATACTGGTACGGCGCAAGTGCCTTTTCCTTCGATGAACTTCAATACAGTTCTATAGCGATACGTACCGCATTCCGACGTATGAATGCCTTTAAAGTCACGATGCTTTTTCTTCCACTCTTCGGAAGTAATCGGAGTGTGTTTTGGGTGGTTAATAATAGGAGGGCGTTTCATGCCTTGGCCTCCTGCATTTCGGTGATCCACTCGATCTGAGACTTCGCTTTTTCTAGCTCATCCCGTACGGCCTGATTGATACCAACTGCTTCGCCTTTATCGTCGTTGCCGTTCGTAGTAGTGGCCGCGATAGTCGAAGCGTCCTGCTTATTGAAGCGAGTAGCGCGGAGTGGGTTACATTCCCAACCTGCTGCGGGTCCAGGCATTACCTGATTGCCCTGAATGTTTGGGTTGATATAGATACCACCGCAACGAATAACGAATGGGGTAGAAGTGAGGCAGGCTATAGATAGGTGGCTCTCATACTCTTTGATAGCTTCTTCGTAGTGAGCCTTCATATCTGCTAGATAAACTTCTTTTGTTATAGGTGTCTCTGTAGTCATTGTGTATCTCCTATCTCGCTTCGATAAGGTGATACTATGATATCATTATATCTCTGTCCAAAGGTTCACAGGAGTCATACACAACTCCACTATTTTGACCCTACCCCGAACATCTGATGGAATGGGCGCATGTAATTCATATCTGTGAGAAAACTCCCGTAGATGCTTAATGCGTATTAGCTCGCGCTATCTACAACAGGGAAGGGCACTCCAAGTTAGCGGCGGCTAGATTGCCCTAGCGAAACTAAGGATAGCAATATGAATAACATAAACAAAACCGTAGATAACAATGAACTGACTGAAGAGGAACTGTATGAAGTGAAGGTGCAAGTGTTCTGCCGATATGAAGCAGAAGACTTTTACCGACACATGAAACCGTTTCAGCCTGCGCTTTGTGATAAACTGGACGATGAAACCATTATGCGTTTCTTCGGGGATGATAAGATAGGTGAAGACCTTCTTACCGCTACTGCCAGCGCTGTACTGAATGGCTTTCGCAAGACTGATAAGGTCGAGATGAAAGATAATATGTTGCATGTGTTCGAGGGTAGGCATGAATGGGTATTCATCCCGCACTCGGACATCTCTGTAGCTTATTTTCAGAGTAAGCTCCTTTCGGAGTATTGCGAAGATTACGAGCAGCACTACCTAACCGACGATCACACTATTGTGCTCAACGGCGAACTAGACGGAGATAAGGCGATGGCCGTGCTCAGTACCTTTGGGGGCGAGATAGCCGATGATGCAAATTTGGTATGGCGCACAAACCCTCGCGGGAAGCTAAGGAAGCTAGCCAGAGATTTGGGTGAAGAGGAAGAAATGTCAGTAACCGCTTGTGCGACATCTGGCTACCACATTCACCAATCGAAAGGACTCTTACTCATATAGACTAGGTCTATCGGAGGAAGGGAATAACGGGTCAAAAACACGCGGCGTTGCGACCAAATAACGTAACACGCATTAGTATGATATAGGTGGGTATGGCTCCAATCCGAGCTTTACCCACCATCCTTTTACTTCTTATCTCCAGGCTGAAGGTTGTTCAGGTAGGCTTTTAACTCAGCGCAGCTATAGACGGTTGTACGAGGACCAAGCTTAACCGGAGTAAGTGGAATCTCTCCCGATTTGATCTTGGCATACAATCCGCTCTTACTTATAGAGATAAAGCGCAAAACGTCCGATATCCTGTAATAACCTTCATTCGGTATCGAAGCGGCTCTTTTTCGGTCACGTAGAATCGCCGTAGAGCTGTTTTTACCCTCTTCGGCTAGTGCTACTATCTCTTCAGTATTACAATTATTCGTTGGTACGCTTACGTCAGCGACTTCAGGTGTACTCGTGATAAGAAAGGCAGGCGTTTCGATATCCAGCGTATTGCACAACGATCTAAGCTGTTTTGCGGTTACTGTATCGTTACCGGACGCGCCGAGCAGATCAATGCTCTTTCTCATGCTTTCGTATTCGCCGTACGTGTCGTCTACATCATCTGGGTCTATCAGATCGAATACGGCTACAGGTGGCTTGACCGCCTTTCCGTTATAGCGGCCAAGAAGATAGTCGGCGAAGTCATCAAGCTCGTACATACCAACCATAAAGATAGCGGCTTGGTGTACGTTGAAGCTCTTGCGCTTCTGTAGAATCTTGATTGCTGTATCAGTCTTCATCGTATTTGTAGTCCTTGCGCTTCGGTAGTTCTGTATCGGCTCGCAGAGCATCTATCAGGTCACTATACCATTGGAGTAGGGCGGTTCTAGCAGGTAAGTGCATTGCTCTGTTATAGATGCCGCGAGTACCTGAGATAGCATGAGCAAGTTGTAGCTCTACGGCATCAGAAGGCCATCCTGCTTCGTGCGAGATCGTACTGAAGGTTGTTCTGAATCCATGAGGTACAACTATGTCGCTGGAGTAGCCCAGACGAGCAAGACAGGCATTAGCTGTACCGTCCGAAGTAGGGCGTTTCCAAGTGCGAGAGGATGGGAAGCAATACGTCTGTTCTCCTACTCCGGTAAGTAGTCGAAGCTCCTTGAAATACCCCTCTACCTGTCTCGACATTGGTATGAGCAAATCTTTTCGCATCTTCGTATGTTCGGCAGGTACTACGATCATGTGAGCTTTCCAATCGAACCAACTCCATTCCATTATTCGAAGCTCTCCAGGCCGCAGAGCTAGGTGAGGCATGATCTTCATAAGCTGCTGCACAGGATACGTAGCTGCGAGTGTATCAATCGCCCGTATCAACTGACCGAATTGCGTTGGATTGGTGATAGCTGCGCGGTTCTCTACTTTCAGTTGTGTGATAGCTCCTTTCAGAGCGTAGGTGACGTCAGTCTCCGCTCTTTCTGTAGCTACGGCATACCGCGCAATCCGACTGATAATAGACTTTATACGGTGTGCTGTTTCTATATGGCCTGCGCTCTCTGATACCCTCATTACAGCGAGTACTTCAGATGCTTTTAGATCCGCGAAAGGTATGTGTCCTATGTGGGGTAGAATTAGCTTATCAAGTTTGCGCTTTGTCTCGTTCAGTGTGCGCTTTGATACCTGCTGCTTGTCGAGCCATTCTGTAGCTACAGCCAGAACAGTATTACCCGTATCAGTTGCGGCGTTAAGCCTATGGCGTTTTCTTGCTACTGACGGATTTACACCTTGGTCAAGTAGCTCTCTGGCCGCATCGCGTAGCTCTCTGGCTTCTTTCAGAGTTGTCTTAGGGTAGGTACCGAGTGATAGGGTTTTCTGCTTCGAGTCGAAGGAGTAAGCAAACCGCCATCCCTTACTGATCTTTCCTGTTCTGGCAGAGCGTTCTACCAGTAGAGATAAACCCAGACTGTCATACAGCTTCTTGCGGTTCTTATCCTTCGATAGGGATGCGTTTTGAGCTTTAAGGTTTGTTAACGCCATAACCGCATTTAACACCAATAATAAGGCCGTGGGAAGGGGTAGGAATATCAGCAA